CCAGTTAGGTGAAGTGCTCGCCATAATAGCGGTCTTCAGTTGGTCGTAGATATAGGTGGGGTCCGCCTTGTCTGCATCCCCGGTCGTAGTACCAGAGGGTGTAGCGTAGGTGTAGGTACCTGAGTAAGTTACCCCCGCAAGCGTGGCCTTTAAGGTGACGGAGAAAGTCTTGCTAAAAGCCCCGGCCTTCACATAGTAGAATCCGGTTGTATTCGGGTCTATGAGTGTAGTATCATAGGTACTCTGTATAGGTGTCTTTTCAACGTTAAGTATCCAACAAATGCCAGACATAAACGTCACACGAAGAGAGGACGGCTCATCCGCCTGCAAGTACGGCGTACTAGCGGATGTGTATGCAACAGCAGAAGTATCAGCATTAACCAGGGTCAAAACCCCCGTAGCTGGTTCTATGATGGCATCATAGCGAATCCCAGACATTTCCATGTACCAGGATTTAAGACCGGCTGTAGTGTTCCCGCTCAGAGACATACGCAACTGTGCTCCAGGTCTCCGACGTAGGCCAGATACAGGATCGGATACCATATTTAACTGGCTGGACAATTGACCTGGAACACGGGAGGACGGAATCTGTTGGGATACGCCCTGCAATAGCGGGGAAGAGGAGCTATCAAAAATAGTCATATTTAACCCAATGCTCGACAAATGCGTTGCCACGCACTTCCGCGAGTGGTACTATACCGCTGCTGACGCAGGTTCTCTTGGGCTACATGAGCCGCAGCCGCCACTGCTTGTTGTTCAATACTACGAGCCACTGCATCTACCTCAAGCGTAGATACATAAACCTGAAAGGCAGCAAGGTACATTACATACAGGGCAACACTAGCAGGCAATGCATCGAACGTGGGTACATCCAGAATTACGGAAACATGTACAGGACCCGAAAACACGTTAGTGTCCGCCGTCATACTATACAACAGGCCATCTACAACAGTGAGTATATCGTAGGAGTCCACGTTGTATAGAGACAAGGTGTTTGCCGGTGCTGAAATATTACCAGATGAGTCAGGGTATAGGAGAATAGTTTTGCGGTTGAACCACCACCCAACAGCCAGCACCGATTGGCGGTGCAGCAGCAAGGCTGCTTGTATTTTACTGACAGTGGGGTTTTTTGTATCCAGACTGGTAACAGGAAGGGTCCCCAGCATAGGAAGGATAGTATTAACTGCATCAAGTGTCTTCATTGAAGGTGCCTCTAGGGAAGCACCTTGGGTCAAGACCCGCAGTGCTGATTAAACAGCGGCGACACGCTTTCTACGGCGAGTGACCTCAGGTTTGCAGGTCTTCAGGTTCTCGGGATTTACGTCGGAAGCCTTAGCCGAAGCTTTAGCTTTATCCCGCAGTACCATAGCAGCCGCAGTTGCGGGGGAAACCGGAAGACCCGCCGTATGGCGGGCCTCCAGGCTTTGGGCGGTAGCCCGTACAGAGTCCAGTGAAATTTCAAATTCAATAGCCATATCAGGACCCCGTGATGGAAACAACAGCCACCGTATCCGGGCGGCGAGAGCCGACAGTGTACATAGCCATACAATCCAGCACATTACACAGTTGCTGCATATCATCCCAGACACGGCTGAAGAAAGGCTTGGCTTCAACAGTAATCAGAGAGCGGGACTTACTGAACGTGATCATTTGACACTTCACATCGTCCGTAGTAACAACGAAAGCAGAACCCAGCAAAGCGGTCGGAATAGCACCCGTGGGGAAGTCGGTCATTTCAACGACCGGAATCCCGTTGAGGACACGCACACGACGCTGACCGAACTGCCCACCATTCACGGTATCGGTCTCAGTGCTCACCAGCTTGGGGTGATACTTGAGGGCACCATAAACGGACACGGTACAGATCGTAATCATGTCCGTAAGGGGGACCTTACGGGTGATCAGGGTTTCCACGCCATAGGCATGGGCCTGTTCCAGAGCAATCGCATTAGCTTCCAGCTCTGCTTGGGTAACCGGGGTGGCTTCCTGTGCACAGTTGATCTGAATACCATTGTGGAAGGCACCAGAAGCTGCCAGAGATGCAGGGGCCGTCCATGTACGGCAGTGTTGCAGAGCTACGATGTGTGCCTGATCAAAAGCAGCAGCGAACTCCCCGCCGTTATTTTGACCCATCTCGGTCAGAAAATCGGGTCCAGTCCAATCATCTTGGTAGTCGATAGGGTTGCGGATATACAGCACGGTATCGACGGTGATGGTCATCTTCTCATTGACCACACGTTGAGAATCCAAGGCAACGCCAGAAGTACGGGACTTTACGACGCTGGAACCAAGGCGGTCAATACGATAGGTATTAGACTTGTCCGTCACGGAACGCTGAGTGCTCAGAGACTTAAACAAGGCCATACTTTGGAATTTGGTATCCACTTCATTTTGGTATACTTCCAGGTGGATATCGGTGTCAGAATTAGCACCGCCCCAGTGAGGGCGGGTAGTTCCAGTAGCATAATCAGTTGCAGACATATTATTCCTTATTTACCAGCGGTTTTGCCGATACGACGACTAGCCAGAAGGTTTTGATAGCGGTCGCCAAATGGACCGGATTCAAGTGAGTTATTACCAGCATCCTTACGCAGAGCCACCAAAGCGGCGCGAAACTCTACCTCGGACAGACCGGCGGTGGATGTACTAACACCACCAATACCCACCGGCAGCGCACCTAGCTTGAGTGCCCCCGCCTGTTGTGCCCGTGACAAAATCTCACGGGCTGCATAGTCGATCTTGGCAGGGTCACCAGAGGTCAACATACCTTGCAACGCACTCTTCAGAAAATCGGGTGCTGTTTGATTGAAAGTGGCTACAGCCGCAGTCCAGTTTTCTTTGCCTTGTGCAAGGGCATGAACCACAGATACTGCTTTTTCTGTGTTCGCCTGCACGGAAGCCAAACGTGCTTTTGTAAGGGCCTCTACTTGGGAGGCACCCTCTGCACCAATTCTGGCAATCAGCGTCACACGATCAAGTGCATTCAGATTGCCCGTAGAAAGGGCAGGTTGGATAGCACTAGCAAATAGCTCCGGTGTGATTTTGTATGCTTTGGCAGTAGCTGCTACAGCCAAATCAAAAGTAGCATCTCCAGTCGAAGTGGAGAATGTACTCTCAGGCGTAGTGGTACTCGGGGCTTCCGCAGCCTTGCGTGCACTAGCCTCAGCCTCTGCACGGGCCGTAGCATCTCGTGCAAGTGCAGCAGCAACGGCGGCGCGCGCTTCCGCGGCGGGATCACCCGCAGGTGCTGGATTGGCCGGAGCAGGATTAGAACCCACCGGGGTTACACCGGGGATAAATGTATCAGGCATTGTTTAGAACTCCTGTGATATTCTGAACCGTAGCGGGATCAGAGGGGTTAAGTGGTTGGTTTGCAGTTGCAAGCTGCTGTAACTCCGCAGGCGTACGATAGATGAGGCTCGAATCAAACCCGCGAGCAGTGAGACATACCTCAATGACCTTTTCGGGGGATACCCGTGGACTATTCGCAAAACAATCCAGGATAAGTTTAGCCTCTTGGGCGGCTTGTAGCAGGGCAGTAACATCTGCGGACCGCCCCAGGGCAGGGACGCCTGTGCGCAAAGAAATAGACAGTTGCTTGGCAATAACCGCTACTACCAGTAGTGGGGCAACCCGCTGGAGTAGCAAGTAGGCCAGTGGAATATGAAGAGCCGCAGAGAGGGTACTGTAAGTACCGCCAAAGGTGCGATCTGCCTCTTGAGCATTAAGCTGCACTTCAATTGCAGTGACCCGTTCTGCCTGCCGCATGTTAGCGCTATAATTGAAAGCGCGCGACAAGCGCATTTCCAAAGCCTCGATATCCGTACGCAGTTCAGTGATCTTGCCGTGGATGACTGTTTCTATTGCCTTAATTGCATCGGCATCTGCCAGGACGTACTGCCCACACTCCGCCTTATTCAGCTCAGAGATATCAGCAGTACCACCGGGTTTTACACCGTACACCACCTTAGCGGCTTCCAATTCATACAGGGTCAGAGCGCGGGAGACTTCACTGTAACGTGCAAAATCCCCTGCGTGGTCCTCTACCAATCCCCGGCCATAAGATTCTCCCGGCACGAGGTTCCAAACAACCGGAAGATAGGGGCAAGTCTGTGCCGGAATCAACTGCTTATTCGTTTGTTCCCAGGCTCCACACTCTTGATGAATCTCCACAGTGCTCGCGTGACCATCAACATAATTCCACTTAATCCCGGTATATACATCGACAGGCGCGTTATCTGCCGTCTCTGCAACTACGCTTTGAATTTCTTTGGGGAGGGAACGCCATGCTAACTGTTCTTTAAGAACAACCTGCATGGGCCTACCACTACCGTCACGAAGGCAGGTATAATTACGCATGCTATACGCAACTAACTGGCCGTTAGGTAGCCACCGCAAAAGGGCGTTTCCTGTAATAATCAGCTTTTTAAGCGTATCATGTAACGTCGCGTAATTGCTAAATTCAAATAGACTGTCACACGCATTTCGCTCTAGTTTACCAACCCACGCGTCTAGCCCATCCGAGTCTACCTTTGCCAGTTTCAATAGTGCATCCTTGCCTTCGGGTGGGATAGCTATACGAAAGAAAGCATTCTTAACTGGAAATAAAGCCTGTGTAAGTTTAGCTGCTAGATAGTTGGTAATGAGCGCGCCGAAGGATTGAAAATCCCTGTACGTGGAATTACGATTAGTTGTATTTTGAAGAGAGCGTGTATCCACAAAGACGTTGGGCAGGGTCCATGACGCATACTGTTCAACCTGTGCTAGTGTTGCAGGGTCCGTATGTGTCTGAAATATGCCCTGTAGGGTGTCTGAGGTCATACTCCAACACTCACAGTATTACCGGCTGCACGCCTCTTTTTAAGAGTTACAGATTGAAGATCGGACGCGGCAGGTGCTTCTGTACCAACGGACACGTCAGCCACTCCAGAGGTGTTTCCAGTTAAGGCAGACTGCTCTGCCGCCTGAGTATTCAATTCTTGTACACGCTTCAACTCTGCCTCCGCAGCAGCCTGTTGAGCCGCTGCTGCTGATTCCGCATCAGAAGCGTTATTAGAACTCACGTTATTGCCCAGACCCAGTGACAAAACGCTCTCAATGGCTTTTGTACCCATCACAACCTCACAAATGTATAGCGGTATTCCCGCTCGGCTATGCGACGGGAGGAAATGAACCACGTAGCACCTGCCTCTTTAGCTAGGTGTCGCAATTCTCTAGTAACTGCTAGGGTAGCACGCATGCTGTTTCCTAGCTGATGCTGTGCTGATGAGACAAGACCTACAACCTGCGCAGCAGACATAGGCGGTAACAGCACGGCGATTGCAAACTCCACGCCACACTCCCACCACACAGCTATGCACGTTTCTCTAATATAGGGATAGAGGTCACGGTCATACAGGGGGTCCAGTTCATCCCAACTCTCAGGCACTAGGCTGTGCGTAAGGGCGGCAGCACGTTGTCGCACATGCAATGGAACATCTTTAACTACCGCTTGATGGAGCATGTTGTTCTCTACTCTCCAGTATCTGCTGGATACACCGCACCACGTTACGTTGACCCGCCTGATACTGGAGGAGTGAGGCTTCCGCGTGATACGTCTGTTCTGGAAAGTGAGCATTCAGCCATTGTAAGTGTTCTGGTTTCCAAATGCTATTTGGGATAGTAGGGTTCATGTGTGTCCTTAAATAGGTCCCCTACAGCGCGATGCGCTAGGCCCGTGCCGGGGAGAGCAATGGGTTGTGGAGCAGGGAGGGTACGCAATAGGTGTCCGTTTTCTGCTATCTATACAGGTAGCTTCAACAAAACATGAATCGACTATGGAGTACCCTACGAATGTCAAGGGTACCGCTAGATGGCACCTTGGGTATAGTCTTATCTGAGGTATCATGAGTTATCATAATTGCCTCCAGGGGGTTATCTTGATACAACTCTAAAAAGGCAGTCCGCAGTGTTTGTTGCAGTGCGTCTACATTACAGGGGTGGCAGGCGAAGCTATCATGAATCGGAAGTACGGGATAATATACTTGATCCAGCACCATACATAGGTGAGAACTGTCTAGGCTGTGGATGAAGTTAGGGGAGATTGCTTCAGCCGCTTTAGCTTTATCGTACAGCCCGTTATTTCTCCGCATCAAGATACAGGTTACACCCATGGCGCGGATGAATACTTTCCGAACCACAGCCCCCTCGGACCAATTAACTACAGGCATACCCGCTGGTGTGATCCAACGCAGAGGTTCACTGCTGTAGCGCGCTAGTTTCTGAAGGTAGTTCATACCTTCGGCTGCTTTGGGTACGGTCTGTTGCACACTACGCCTAATAGCTTTAGCCACAGGTACGGATAGCTTTAGTAAGCTGTATAGCACCTTGTCACCATCCTTAATTGGTTGTACCCCGGCCTCAAGCAAACTCAAAGCGATGTACTCCATGTTCGACTGTAGCGTGCTCCCGTAGACATAAGTCATGACCGGTCGTTTAGACATAGAGCGATCAATTCCTTGTGCGCCCCAGAAACTCTGGATATTGGAATCGGGGGTATCCAGTATAGTAACAGCCTTGTCTGCAACGGCTTTATATATGTCTTGCTTTTCTGTGCCCCCCGAGTCGAACAGATTAGTGTACCGACCACCCACCTCGTCTCGGAACAGCGCGCTAAAGTGCTGTAGTCCCGAACATGTAGCATCAACCGCTACCGGGATATGACATATATAGCGTGTTGGGTCCGGCATAGCTAGGGCTTCACTCAAAGCCCCAGCAGCAGCCAAGAAAGTGAAGGCAGTGTCGGGATCAGGCGCAGGACTATCTAGGGGTGCCCGTATCCACCGCTCAATCCAATGCCAATTTTGCTCTGTCCATTGTACACGTAAGGGGAAATCTGCCTTATCAAAGCCAGCACAAGCTGCTACGTGCGCCTTCAGCCAAAATAAACCAGTAGCCCCTAACTGCTTTCCCTCCGCGAATTCCAAACACCCCTTTACACTATCATGAGCCTGGGGGTGAACTGTACCTCGAAAATAAATACGCCCCCGGTAGTCCGCGTAGGTCACAAAATACAGCTCTGTCTCTTCCTGTACTGTGGCGAGTATTCGAGATGCGAGAGACAACGCATGTTTTTTGGAGTGGCGCTTGCTGTCTTTGGCATACCACTCAGCCATCTGCACCTTCCACAGTTGAAACGCCTCTAGTTCCTCCGCGGTGGCCGCTGTTTTCTTCCATGTGTCAGAATGGGGAAAGGCAGGCATTTGGCTCTGCCCGTGCTCTGGAAGCCCCATAACCCCCTCGGGTATTGCAAGCGCCGCGCGAAAAACTCGGAGTACCTGCTGATTTACTCGATAGGGTACTGACTGTGCCGCATTTAGAGCAGAGAGTACCTTCGTTGCTTTGGGAAGTAAACTCAGAACCCACTCACGCGCATCGGGGCGTAGGCCGTGCAGAGAGACCATCGGGGCATGTACACGCATCCAGGGGGTGAGATACCCTCCCGCGCCGTAGGAGGTCCATGGCTCCGGCTTACACAACATTGGCAGATAGCGCACAATTGGCAGGGCGTTTTCACGTAGGTCGTTCAAGTGCCCTTGCAGCTCCGGGGTGGGTATTAAATAGCGCGCTTTCCCACCGCGCACCACACGATTGGCCCAATCAAATAGGCCAGTCTCCCAGGCAACTAGTAGTAGTAACCGCGCCACACCTTCGCGTTCCGCAGCAGACCACTGTACCCACGTACCAATAGTGTGCTCCGCTGCTGCTAGGAAGGTTCTACGTCGGTGCTCTATACTCTGTGTGTGTCCCGTATCCAGGTATTCTAGTGTACGCTTCATGTAAGCGGCACTGGAGTCCCCCGCGCGCTCTATAACATCTACCATACACTCTGACTCTACGGCACTACCCAAATGCCTCAAAATATCCTGTAATCGGGAGGCGGTGGGGTTTGTAGCAGCGTTGAGCATTACACGCAATACCAAAGCTGCTGCTACATCAACCGATATACGTCGGAGCAGGGCACGGTATTTTGCATTGACACCGGCTGCACGTTCCGCTAGAAGTGCAGTCAGTCTGGTTTTCGTATCCTCAAAAGCTCTTGCGAGTACG